TATGTCATATTTTCTCCGAATGCTAATCCCATGAATCATTCTCCCATTGTTCTATGTAATCATCGCCACCATATAAGTCTTGACATTCATCGTAGTGTGTAGGCTGTCCGTCATCTTCCCAACCTTCCGACTCGACTACTTCACAATCAGGCGACTGTACTCTGCTGTCATAAATGATATTGGCGAGAATAGTGTCAAAATCAGCTCGATCAAAAATGCTCATTAGATTATCCCTTTTTCAATGAATACTACTACTACTGTAACTACTAAGAATATTATAACAAGAATTAACTCATAGTCAAGTTTAATTTTGCTCATTAAGAAACCTCACTCGTAAAATGTTAGCGGCTACACGTACACCGTCGTTTTCCTTTTCTTCTTGACATGCCAACAAGTAGACTTGCAGCTTGGGCGTGTCAAAATTGTCAAGTACATCATACAAATTCTTTTCAATATAATCATTCATTCTACTACCTCCGGCGATATTTCCTGTTCGTGACATCGTACCATAAAATCTTCTTGCTCGTCAAGCCAAGCCTCATATTCGGCCCGTGCTTCGTACTGATCGAGTTCTTCGTAAAATCCCATAATAACTTTTCCTCCTAATAAGTATATCGACATTCTACACTGTAAACTTTAATTAGTCAACTGCAATTTCAAAAGTTTCTGTAACTACTTCGCAGTGTTCTTGGCAATCAGGGCAGATGTCAGTATCATTTTCGCAGTAAGATCCGCAGCAATCGGTAGTGTAAATTGTTGGGTAGTTTAACATTTTAAATTCCTTTGGTTAATTGTTTGTTTCTTATATCCTAAGTATATACATAGTATCGGCATTTGTCAAGCACTAATTTAGGAATTATTGGATATTTTTTTATTATTATTATTTATCACACGTAAGTCCTTTGCCAGTATAGACTTACGACCATTTTGGGAACCCCGGCTATTTTAGTACCAAAGACTTAACCCCTACTTTGGTATGAAAATCGCTTGGTGGTTCATAAACAATTCAAATATTTATATACAAATGTATCACCCAAACTGTCCCTATCAGCCCCTGATTGGTTTTTTTTGGCTAGTCTTTTATTCTTTCGCAGTGTATAATACCGTAAGGAGAAATAATATGAATGATAAGCCTAAACAATTAGAATCTGAATTGCATTGTCGTGCAACGGCAGAACTCAAGGAAAGCGTTCTATCAGACTTGAACTTACCAGACATTTCGATAGCAGGATTAATAACAGGACTAGAAAAAGATGAATCTGAAGATCAGCACGGACCTGTCGGTAGAGATGGCACAAGACCTAAACGGTAAGATCCACCTACTTGGCAATGATAAAATTTCTGATGTTATAAGAGGAGCTGCTATTGCTGGTAGGACATTTGTAGAAGTATATGGTTATACTAATCAGTTCTTCTATAATGCCAGCATAGTCGTCAACGGACAGCGTACATGCTACGAAGTTGGTATTGGTCATCTTGAACCAGACAATTTTGAAGGATTAAATGATATACTTGTAAGAGATAGACCCCTATATCAAGGGAGACCCGATAAAGGTTTGTCTCCAGCTACCCAGCTTATGTCTTGTGAATGTACTAGTGAGGGTGAAACCTTATTGATATGTTCCCATCGCCCCAGTGATAATTCAGAATTACTATATAAACCCTATACTATTGTAACTTGCGAAGAACCCCACGTACCTACTTCCGTAGAGTTTTCCAAGATTGATACCCTACCAGACTTTTGTGAAGGTATTAAAAAAGCTTTATGTAAAGTAACTAAACTTATTTCCTTGAAATGTTCTAGACTTGATGTTAAAAAAATAAAAACGCCCCAAATAACTATTTCTCCTTCTACCAAGCCTGACCATAAAGCAGGGACGCTTTACTATGATGTTGACACTAATCAACTCAGGTGTTATGATGGTTCACGATGGAGAACATTAGTTTATGAAGATACCTAAGAATATGACTAGAGAACAAGTCATGGATAAAATACAGCTTGTTATTAATAGGATAGCACCCAAATATACATTTAATGGTTATGAGGTAGATGATATAAAACAAGAGTCTTTCTTAATATGTTTAGATGCCCTTAATAGATATGACCAAAAACGCCCATTAGAAAACTTTCTTTCAGTAAATCTATCCAACAGGCTTAAGAATTTTATTAGAGACAATAATTTCACTAAATCTGATGAGGAAAAACGTAAAGTTCTTGTACCTAACCAGCTTTCTAACGAATACGCTATAGAGGACACCAAATACTCATTATCACTAGAGAACTCTGAGATTATTAATATTATAGACAAAGAACTCCCTATAGAATATAGATCAGACTATTTGAAAATTATGAATGACGTACATGTATCTAAAAAGAGAAAAGATGAAATTGTAAGTATTATACAGGAAATATTGGAAGGTAATAAAAATGGCTAAGCAAAAACCTAAAGGGCGTATTTCAGATCTTGAACGAGTTGAGATGAAGGATATGTATGATCGGGGCCAATCTATAGCTCAGATAGCAGTAGCATCCGGCAGAAACGTTGAAGCTGTAGAAAACATGTTTAAGAAACATTACAGCGTAAATACTACTGATCAGGAAGAGGCTAAGTATGATTTAAAAAAACGTCCCTTCTGGCCTACTCTCACAGCTCAGTTTAATGACGCAGAGCTAATGCTACTTGAATACAAGTGGTCTGAAATGGTAGCTCAGTTTAAGGGAGACGTATTACACACTGAAGAAATACAGATATTAGATATTATTAAATATGAATTACTGGGTGACAGATGCCTGACTTCTATACAGTCTTCGCAAAGTCAAATTGATACATATAATAAAATGATATTTGACGAACGATCTAGAGACAAAGATCAGCAGGACATTGATTATATTATCAATCTTGAGAGGCAGAGAGCTTCTTTAAGTGCTGGTCTGGAAAGTAGAGATAGAGAGTTTCAGTCGTTGCAGGATAAAAAGTCGAAACTTTTAAAAGACGTTAAGGGGACAAGAGAGCAGAGAATCAAAAGACTTGAGGACTCTAAAGAGAGTTTTACCAGCTGGATTATAACTCTTATGCAAGATCCAGATAAGCTAAATAGATACGGGATAGAGATGGAACAAATGAGAATGGCGGTCGAAAAACAAAAGGACAGGTTAAGCGATTATCATACGTATGAGGATAAAACTGTAGACCAACCTTTCTTAACACCTGACACAGTTAAATAAGGAGTTAACTTTAATGGACCCAGAATCACTTTCGGTCATATTACCATGCTGGAGTTTTGCTTTAGGTATAGAATTGTTAGTAGTCTGGTTTTTTATTAATATGGTTAAAGATAAGGGAAAGAAATAATGAAAGCTATTATTACTGGAGTTACCGGACAAGACGGGAGCCATCTCGCTGACCTATTGCTTGAAAAGAATTACGAAGTCGTAGGTGTAGCTAGAAGATGCAGTGTAGACACTACACAACGAATAAAGCATCTATCTTCTAATAATAATTTCAAGTTAATCGAGGGAGACATTACAGATGTCAGTAGTGTAATAAATATATTTAAAAATAACGATAATGTAGATGAAATCTATAATCTGGCGGCACAGTCGCATGTAGCAACTTCTTTTAAACAACCAGCTCTTACTTGGGATGTTACAGGAAGAGGATGCATGAACTTGCTACAGTCGCTTTTGGATCTGGAAATGACAAATGTAAAATTTTATCAGGCTTCTACAAGTGAGATGTTTGGTAGTTCATACGATGTCAATGAGCATGGGGAGAAATATCAAAATGAAGAGACTAAGTTTATGCCAAACTCACCATATGCTATCAGTAAGTGCGCTGCCCATCATTGTGTTCGCTTATTCCGTGATGCTTATGATTTTCATGCTAGTTCTGGTATTCTGTTTAATCATGAAGGTCCGAGACGGGGTGATTTATTTGTTACGCAGAAAATAGTAAAATGGATAGCAAAATTTAAGAAGTGGCTATCTTATAGTTCAGTAGATGACTTCCCTACTGACTACACAAAAGATTCAATAATTATTCACAGAGAAAGTTTTCCTAAATTAAGATTAGGCAATCTAGAAGCTTATAGAGATTGGGGTTATGCTGGCGATTTTGTGGAAGCAATGTGGCTTATGCTCCAGCAAGATAATCCAGAGGATTATGTTATTTGCACAGGAGATACGCACACAATATCAGATTTCTTAGATTTAGCTTTTGGTTATATCGGAATTACAGATTGGTCTAACTTCGTAGTTATTGATCCTGAATTTTATAGACCATGCGAAGTTGAATATTTAAGAGGTGATCTTTCAAAGGCGAAACAAAAGCTTGGCTGGGAGCCAAAGCACAACTTTAAACAGTTGGTTAAAATGATGCTGGATGCAAAATTATAGAATATCAATAGATTTGTCAGATCTTGTCCAAGATTTGAACAATTACGATTTAAGAGAGTATAGGCTTCCTTTTTGTTTATACTTTGTAGAAGCTGCTAATCCTGACGAGGCTTGTTCTGTTATAATGAATAGAGTTATGAATGCATTAATGAAAATTAGACCAGATATTGAAACTAGGATTGTATGTAGGAAAGTAAGACGTTTTATGAGAATAGATAGGGTAGAGTGTGTAAAATGAAATATATGCTTATTGCGATTGTTTTACTAAGCAGTCACGTTTGTGCAAAAGAGGTAAGAGATTTTAACAAAACAGATGTCGATGTATTACTGGAGAATTTATCTTATAGTGTAAATGAAAATGATTTAGAAGAGTTCTTACAGTGTTTCTCTGTTTCCAAAAGAGATGGCTTAAGAAGGAAAGCCGCAACGATGTTTTTACTTCATCCAGAAGTCAGAATGTCTGTAGATAATTATTATGTCTTATCTGAGAATGAAGATCAAAAAGAAATCATGATTAGATATGAATTAGCAAATTTACTGATTGTCTCTGAAATGAACATAATAAAAGAAAATGAAAAATTAGTTTTATTAACTGAGACAATAAAATTTAAAGAGGATAAGTTTTCTCACGAAGGTATATTAAGAAAGCGTGGCAATTTATCGGGAGTTTTAGAATGAGAAGAAATTATGACGATCCTGAATACAAGAGGTTTAGGCAAGACGTTTTAAAAAGAGATAAAGGTAGATGTAGAATGCCTCACTGTAAGTCACGAAGGAACTTACACGTTCACCACATAAAGACTTGGGCTAATGCATTCTATATGAGATATGATGTTTACAATGGAATAACTTTATGCAAAAAGTGTCATGAAGAAGTTACTGGTAGAGAATCACACTACGAAAATTTATTTAGAGATATTATAGATGGCTAAATATAAAAAAGCTCCTGATTTTACTGTAATAAAAGATACCCGTGAGCAAAACGGATATTTCTTTACTAAGTTTAATACCTGCGCAGGAATGATAGAACACAAGTTGGATACCGGGGACTACTCTATTGACGGATTAGAGGACAAGATTTGTGTAGAAAGAAAGGGTTGCGTAGAAGAATTAGCTCAAAATCTTGGATCAAAAAAACCTACATTTTTAAGAGAGATAGAAAGAATGGAGTCTTTCCCTCATAAATATATGGTTCTAGAATTTTCATTAGAGGAATTGATAAAATTTCCTAAAGAAACTAGAATACCAATTAAGAATAAAGACTCAGTAAAGATAACTGGTAAGTATATGTTAAAATGCCTTATAGAATTTGGTTTATACAATAACATTCATATTCTTTTTTGCGGGGACAAACACACGGCTTTCTTGGCAGTTAGTAGTATATTTAAAAGAATAAATGAAATGTACACAATTGGGAGAAAAACATAAATGAATAATTACGATAAAGATCTTCTTTACGATCTTCATAATTATTGCGCTAACATAGATACAAGGGAAATATTCTTACACAATCATTATGGATCAAACGATGAAGATAATCCGGGTGTAGAATATAAGATGTCTAATACTTTCCTAAAGAACATTAGAGCTTTAGAAATAAAATCAGACAAGCCTATAATTATCCACATGCAAAGCGTGGGAGGTGAATGGTCTGATGGGATGGCTATTTACGATGCAATATCTATGTGTAGGTGTCATGTTACTATCATTGCTTATGGTCAAGCTGAGTCTATGAGTAGCATTATTTTTCAAGCAGCAGACAGAAGGCTAATCACGCCTAACACATATTTTATGTCTCACTACGGAAGCACTGTCGCTGGCGGTGGATATTTAGATGTACAAAATTGGGTTAAGTATGAAAAACGTATATGTGACATTATGCTAGAAATATATTCGCAGAGCTGTATTTCTGGTAAGTATTTTAAAGAGAAGTATGGTGCTAAGCCTGACATGGAAAGAGTCAAGGCTTTTCTTTCAAGAAAGTTAAAGTCTGGAGATTGGTATCTAGATGCAGAAAACGCTGTTTATTTTGGTTTTGCCGAGGAGATAATTACAACATGGAATCAGATAAAGTAAAAATTGTTCAAGAAGCTTGGTTAGGATTAAACGATTCCGACAGAGTTCGTATGAACCCTATGTCTATAGTGAATCCGAGTCACGACGACTTTCAAGATAAGATTGTTTATTTAATGACAAGACCCGAGTACTTGCCATTTACTTGTAGTCACTTGCTTGGTATTAGCCTGCTACCATCACAGTCCTTGATGCTCACGGAGTTGTGGGACAGAAAGTTTCCAATGCTCATAGCTAGTCGAGGCTTTGGCAAATCTTTCTTATTATCTGTATATGCTATACTGAGAGCTTTATTATATCCCGGTAGAAAAATAGTTATTGTAGGCTCTGCTTTTCGTCAGTCTAAGGTTCTGTTTGAATACATGGAAACTATATGGAATAACGCTCCTCGCTTACGAGACGTTTGCACCGTAAATAGTGGTCCACGTAGAGATACGGACAGATGTACTTTGAGATTGAACGATAGCACCATTGTTTGTTTACCTTTAGGTGATGGGCAAAAGATTAGAGGTCAGAGAGCAAATGATATTATTGCTGATGAATTCGCATCTATACCCAGAGAGATTTTTGAAAACGTTGTAGCTGGTTTCGCCGCAGTGAGCGCTAATCCAGTAGAAAATGTAAAAAAAGCAGCTAGTAAAAAGAAAGCCTTAGAGCTTGGTATTGATTTAAATGCTGACGAACACACTTACTCAAAAGATAATCAAATCATATTGTCTGGTACTGCATATTATGACTTTAACCACTTTGCGTCTTACTGGAAAAGATACAAGGCTATTATACAAAGCAAGGGAGATATTCGTAAGTTGTCAGAAATCTTTGGAAATGATGATGTTGCAGCGGATTTTGATTGGAGGCAGTATTCTATAATTAGAATGCCATATGAATTATTGCCAGCTGGATTTATGGACGCTGATCAGGTTGCCAGATCAAGGGCTACTGTTCATGCTGGAATATATCAAATGGAATACGGAGCTTGTTTTGCAAAAGACTCTCAAGGCTTCTTTAAAAGATCTCTTGTCGAAAGCTGTGTCACTGGAAGTAAAGAGCATCCAGTTAAATGTCACGACACTAAAGAAGAAATTGTTTTTCAATCAGTATTAAAAGGTGATAAAGATAAGAAATATATCTATGGAATTGATCCAGCATCTGAAGTCGATAATTTTAGCATAGTAATATTAGAAGTTCACAAAGACCATAGAAGAGTAGTTCATTGCTGGACAACTAATAGGCAAGAGCATAAGGAAAAAGTTAGTAAATCATTTACACAAGAAAAAGATTTCTATGCGTACTGTGGTAGAAAAATTAGAGACTTGATGAAGGTATTTCCCTGCGCACATATCGCTCTAGATGCTCAGGGCGGTGGTATAGCAATATCAGAGTCTTTACATGATGACGACAAGATATCAGAAGGGGAAGTACCATTGTGGCCTGTAGTAGATGAAGACAAGCAAAAAGATACAGATTTCGAGAGGGGTTTACATATTATAGAAATGTGCCAATTTGCTAGGTACGATTGGCTTTCTGAAGCTAATCATGGAATGAGAAAAGACTTTGAAGACAGAGCTTTGCTCTTTCCCTTTTATGATACCCTTAGTCTAGATATATCTCATCATGACGACGAAATGAAAAAACGACTTTATGACACATTAGAAGATTGCGTTATGGAGATAGAAGAATTAAAGACTGAATTATCTATGATTCAGATGACAAAGACTAACAACGGTAGAGACAGATGGGACACGCCAGAAACGAAAGTTGGCGTTGGTAAAAAGGGCAAATTAAGAAAAGATAGATATTCTGCACTCTTGATGGCTAACATGGCTGCTAGAAGGCTACAGCGCGCTCCAACACCCTTGGAGTACAAGCCAGAGGGTGGATTTGCTGACGGTGGACACCATCCTACTGGGGGTAAAGATCAATCATTATATTCTGGAAATCAGTGGTTTGCAGAATCCATGAAAGATGTGTATTAATAGATATACAAGCAATTCAATTAACAATCCAATTGAGGTTATGCAATGAGTAATGAAGAAATGTTTACATGGTCAGAAGGCGACTCCGCTAGCAAGGCAAATGCTTTTTTGAAAGCTGCTGATAACGTAGATGCTTATACCGGCCTGTCTAAGTCTCAAGGTACTCATTACAGAAATTTTATTGATATTGAACCCAACAGATCTGTAAGGCCGGGATTCAATAGGACGGATTATCACGCTTTTAGGCCAGATGAAGCCGTACCAAATCAACAGCGCCGTATTATTAAAATGTGCATGGATGCTTACGACAAAGTAGGGATCATTAGAAACATTATAGACCTTATGGGCGACTTTGGTAGTCAAGGCATTAACATTGTCCATAGAGATAAGTCTGTTGAAAAGTTTTACCAGCAATGGTTCAAAAATATTAACGGCAAAGAACGATCTGAAAGATTTCTGAATAATTTATATAAATGTGGCAACGTTGTTATCCACAGAAGTTACGCTAAAGTCACGCCACAGTTAAACAACTATATGAAAGCTTTGTCTTCTGACATCAAAGTAGAGCTGCCTAGCGCAACGCAAAATGAAATACCTTGGAGATATAATTTCTTCAATCCGCTGACAGTGAAGATGAAAGATGGAAACCTTTCATTATTTATGGGTAGGCAAAATTTAACTGTAACTACGAATTCTTTCTTTGATAAATTCAAGTCTGGAGATGTTCCTGATAAAATGTTACAGACTCTACCAGTTGGTGTTAAACAAGCTTTGCTAAGAGGGGAAAAAGAAATACCCCTTGATCCAGAACGTCTTGGTATTTTTCATTATAAAAAAGACGATTGGAGACAGTGGGCTAATCCCATGATTTATGCAATTTTAGATGATATTATAATGTTAGAAAAAATGCGACTTGCAGATTTGTCTGCATTGGATGGTGCTATATCAAATATTAGGCTCTGGACTCTAGGGAGTCTCGACCACAAAATCTTACCAAATAAAGCCGCTATCAACAAATTACGTGATATTTTATCCAGTAACGTTGGTGGCGGTACTATGGAGCTAGTCTGGGGTCCAGAGCTTTCTTTTCAAGAATCTAGCACAGATGTTCACAAGTTCTTAGGATCAGAGAAATACACATCTGTACTAAACAGTATATATGCTGGTTTGGGCGTTCCACCCACTCTTACTGGTATGGCTGGCAATGGTGGAGGGTTTACTAATAATTTTATATCATTAAAAACTTTAGTAGAAAGATTGCAATACGGAAGAGATCAATTAATTTCTTTTTGGGAAAAAGAATTGGAAATTGTTCGCAAAGCTATGGGTTTTAGATATAAGGCTCATATACATTTCGATCAAATGACTTTATCTGATGAGGCAGCAGAAAAGAATTTGCTTATACAATTGGCTGATAGAGATATAATTAGTCAAGAAACTGTTCTTGAGAGATTTAAAGAAATACCTCAAATAGAAAATATCAGACTTAAAAGAGAACTTAAAAAACGAGAAACGGTTGGTCCAGAAAAAGCTGGCCCGTTTCATCCCCCAGCACCTCCAGAGGCAGCAGAAACACAACCAAGTAAGGATGATGCCCCTTCAGCTCCTGACGATAAACCTGTTGAAATGGACGCAGGAAGACCTTTGTTTAAACAAGATGACAGCCCAAGAAAACAAAGGGTTGATAAGCCTAAGTCTACTCCGGGCTTAGCCGATTTGATTGTGTGGTCTGAAAGCGCTTGGAGTAGTGTATCGGACGTATTGAACAATGCTTATCTTAAGTCCAACGGCAAGAAGAATCTTAGACAATTAACGAAGTCTCAGTTTCAAGATCTTGAACAATTAAAATTAGACGTTTTTACAAATTTACAAACACATGAAAATGTAACAGATCTTAAGGTTATGGAAGCCCTAAAATCTGGCAGGAAAGCGCCTAAAAATTTCTTGGATATGCTATCTAAATCTGGAGCAGATATTGATTCTATGAACATAGAAGATTACAGAAAGTTTGTAGTTGGTACGTTTGTGGAGTGTAAGATTAGCTAATACAAGCTTTTTTGCAAATTTTGTGTATAATGTCTGTGAGAGGAATATATGAAAATTTATGCAGATGAAATCCATGACGGCGTTGCCGAACTTGTACAAACGAGTTCGTCTATAGCTTATTGTATGCCTGCTACAATTTCTAACTCTCAGGACAATAAAGACATAGATTTTATTAATAAGGTTAAAGCTGAAAGTGCCAATCCAGACCAAGTAGATTTATATTATATTAAGTCTATTTTGGTATCAACTGGTTGGAACAAAAATGACGACGTATTTAACGCTGCACAAACTTGGGCAGCTCGTAGTACGCCCGAAGATAAGCAATTTAATCTTATGCATAATGAGAATGATATTATAGGACATATAACTGGTAGCTATGTCGTTGATAGGGATGGAAATCCAGTGGAAGGTGATACTCAGCCGGATGATTTCGATATTATCACTGAGGCTGTGTTATACAATAGTTGGACAGATCCAGAAAACAGGGAGAAGATGAGTCAAATCATTGCTGAAATAGAAGAAGGCAAATGGTTTGTTTCTATGGAATGTTTGTTCGCTGGTTTTGATTACGCGCTATTAGACGAAGGTGGAAACGCAAAACTGCTAGAACGCAATGAAGGTTCTGCATTTTTGACAAAGCACCTCAGAGCCTATGGTGGTAATGGAGAATATGAAGGTTACAAAATTGGTAGATCATTAAGACAAATTTCTTTCTCTGGCAAAGGTCTTGTATCTAAGCCAGCGAATCCTAGAAGTATTATTCTTGATGCTAGCAAAGCTTTCTCTCTAAACCCCGAAGATGAAATTTTATTAACTGTTCCTAATAATGGAGATAATAACATGAGTGATATTAACGCTTTAGAACAGCAAGTAGCTGATCTTAAGAGTGAGCTAGCATCGGCAAAAGAAACTAACGATGCCCTTGTAGCTCAAGCTACTGAAATGGCTTCAAAGGAAACTACTGAAGCTATGGCTAAGTTGGAAGAAACGATTGCTGAAAAAGACGAAGCAATCACAGCCTTGGAAGCAAGTGTTGCTGAAAAGGAAGCACGAATCACAGAACTTCAGACATCAGCGGAAACAGTTGAAGCTGACATGAAGGAAAAGATGGAAGAACTTCAGAAGATGAAGAAGGCTGCTAAGTATGAAAAAAGAAAAGCAGAACTTCTTGATCTTGGACTAGAAGCTGAAGAAGCTGAAGAGTCCCTCGCTTCTTACGAAGAATTCGATGACACAACTTTTGATGCCATCATCACAGCAATGAAGAAGATGGACGACAAGAAGAAAGTTGTCAAGAAAGAAGAAGAAGAGAGCGAAGGCAAGCCAATCAAACCAACGGCTGAAGTAGTAGAAGCTGAAGCAGAAGCTGAAGAAGCTGAAGCAGAAGTCGCTGCTGAAGAAGCTCTAGAAGAAGTAGAAACAACTGAAGCTACTTTAGTTGACGCTTCTGATGAAAATGAAGAACTAGAAGCCACAAGAGCGAGTGTCGCTGAATGGCTTGAAAACAACGTACTCAGCAAATAATTAAAAGGAGATAAAAACATGGCTTTAAAATCAGATAGACTTGAACTTCAAACTGATATTAGCTTTTTCTACAATGCCGCTGTAACTGGTCGTGGTTGCGTCGTCGTTCATGACACTTACGGTTCTGGCGCTGCTATGGATCAGGGTGTTAACCTCGTAAAGAAAGCAACTGCTGGAAATCCAGTTGGTGTCCTTCTTAACGATGTTGTAGACAAAGATTTAACTAGAACTCATCTTAATCAACACAAAGATGAAGTTCAGAAGGGTGGAAAGGTTACTGTACTTCGTAAGGGGTATGTTGTAACTAATAATGTAGATGGTACGCCAGTTGCTGGTTCAGGCGCTTACGTAAGTGGCTCGACTGCTGGTAATCTGTCAATGACAATCGTATCCGGTCAGGGGCAGCGTGTCGGAGCTTTCCTTAGTGGTAAAGACTCTGATGGTTACTGCAAGGTCGAAGTCAACCTGCCTTCATAATTAATTCAACATACAAAGGAGAAATAAACATGCCAATTAATGAAAGACCTAGTGATGAATTTCTCAGTCTTCTCCGTAAATCTGGAGATGCTGATGTCAATGTAGCAAGTGCTGCACAAAGAGAGTTTGCGAAGGCTCTTGAGCTTCCACTTCGTAAGGGTGTCCTCGTAGGTAACATCCTTGGCAACATTTTTGAAACCATTAATGTTGAAGCTGGTTCCACTACTGAATTTCCTCTCGATCTTGTTAGTCCGGGGCTTGAAGGTGAGCATGTAGCTTACACTAATCCCGGTCACGGTAGAATACCAGAACGTTCCGTTGAAGGCGATTACGTCATGATTCCAACGTACAACGTTGCATCTTCTGTAGATTATCTTCTACGATATGCAAAAGAAGCACGTTGGGATGTAGTCGGTCGTGCCATGCAAGTCATGGAAGCTGGATTTGTTAAGAAGATGAATGACGATGGTTGGCACACAGTACTTGCTGCTGGCGTTGATCGTAATATTCTCGTCTTTGATGGCGATGCTAGTAACGGACTGTTTACTAAGAGACTCGTTTCTCTTATGCAGACTGTAATGCGTCGAAATTCTGGCGGTAACAGCGGTTCAGTTGGTCGTGGTCGCCTGACTGATCTTTATGTTTCTCCAGAAGCTTTGGAGGATGTTCGCAATTGGGGACTTGATCAGGTTGATGAAGTTACTCGTCGTGAAATCTATACCGCTTCTGAAGATGGCGCTCCTATCACGCGCATCTATGGTGTAAATCTTCATGATCTTGACGAACTTGGTGAAAATCAGGAATATACGAACTTCTTTGACGATGAGCTTGGTGGTACAATCCAAGGTACAGACAAAGAAATCGTCGTTGGCTTGGATCAGTCCAGCAACGATAGCTTCGTAATGCCTGTTAAGGAACAGCTCCAAGTTTACGAAGATCCAACTCTCCACCGTCAGCAAAGAGCTGGTTATTACGGCTGGGCTGAGCTTGGATTTGGTGTCCTCGACAATAGAAGAGTTATTTTGGGTTCATTCTAATTCTAGTTCTATTGTCACCATAAAGAAAGTCACTCCCATTTACTTGGGGGTGGCTTTTTTTGTGTATATATTGGTAGATTGTCACTTGTAGGACTCTTTTTTTTAGGAGAAAAATATGGCTGCTCTGTCCGATTATTTAGAGAATTCGCTCCTGACGCATGTGTTTTTAGGAACGGCTTTTACTAAACCAACTAACATTTCTATAGTTTTGACCAGCGGGGTTCCTTTGGACTCTGACACTGGAGCAACTTTGCCAGAAATAGCATCTGGAGTAGGTGGAGTTACTACTAATTATAGTAGATATGACTTAGGCGCTCCTAGCTCTGCTAAGTGGGATGCTGTTGGCGTAGATGACACAACAGCTTATGCTGTATATCAATCAACTACAACCCCTGCTACTAGTGGATATTTCTACCCATACTACTTAAACGAAAATACAGCTAAAAGTAAAAATACTAGCAACGGAACAGCAATTACCCGCACCTTCTCTGAATTCCCATCTGTTAATTTTTACGCTCCTACAAATTTAGAGCAGCAGGGTCAAACTACAAACTCTGCTGGATATCCTCTTTATGATGGCAATGGCTTTATAAAAAACAAAGAACAAATTGTATTCCCAACGGCTCACAAAGATTGGGGTTGGATTTCTGGTGTTGCTATATGTGACCAATCAGGTCATGGTTCTGGAAACATGTTAATGTACGCCGCATTAGCAAATCCTAGATATGTTTATACTGGCGATAATATTAAGTTTGATGTTAAATCACTAGAAATAAGCCTCAACTAAAAGTGAAACATGATTATATCTAAAGACAGATTAATCAATAGTATAAAATCGGATTTGTCTGATAATTCAACTGGAAATATAACTCCATATGACATTAGACACAATCTGTTAGATATTATTGATTCAGCACATTTACTAACAGCTGACAACAATATTACAGCTGCTAATTTTGGCACTCCTAACAACAGAACAACTCATGCTGGTGTACAAAGTTTAGAAAAATTAAAACTGGATGGATATAGCAGCACGGATAACACTGCGATAGGATATCAATCTCAACGTTCCAGTTATCAAACTAGTAGAAATTCTTCTATAGGCGCTTTTTCTTTAAGCTGCAATGTGTACGGTGGAGACAATGTAGCTATTGGCTACAACTCTTTAGCTGGCAATACTACTGGTCATGGAAACATTGGCGTTGGCTCATTGACATCCAAAGGTAATACCCTTGGTCATGGCAACATATCTTTAGGTCATGGCGCTGGTTATTACGCTCCAAAGAACAGCAGTTTTAAATTATATATTGGTAATCATATCTTATCTGATCCTACCAAACTTGTAGACGACTCATATGCTTGTGACAATCCATCTGGGTCTGGAGTAGTTCCTTTGATTTATGGTGATGTTCAATCGTTAAGAGTTGGCATTGCCACTAAAGACTTGCACCAGTATGCTGCCTTGCAGACATCTGGCAATATTGCCCCCACAGTTGACAATGTATTTGACTTAGGCGCTCTGCCTTATAGATGGAAAACCGTTTATCTAGATAAGCTTCAGTTTGATCCTACAAGAATTATATCTAAAGGAGCTACTGGTTTAGAGGTTTCATCTGATCTATTGCCTACCGTTAATGAATCTTACGATCTTGGTTCTTCGACACAGAGGTGGGACAAAGGATACTTTGATGATATCTTTGCAAACTTTGCTAGTTTTTACCAAAGATCTTATTTTTCTCATAAGACTATCTATCTAGCATCTAGTGGTGAATTTGTTTTGGATGGCGGTGGTCCTACTGGTCCGTTCCATCATTTTCCATGCCCTGATGGTCCAGATCCATCTCCAACTTTAGAGCAGAAAGATGTTTACGGAGCAGGGTTTTTACTTGACACTAAAGATGGTAACAGGTATTCATTTACACTTGTTAGCGGCGTTGGGGCTTGCTCTACAAGTACTAAGTGGGAATCTAATGTCAGTTTAACTATTCCGGGCGACAATCAAGTTGAATCAAAATCTTTCGTCACCCCGGCTTCTAACTTGTGTTACGGATTTCATGCAGATGCTGATTCTGCATACCTTTCTCCTATTTCTACTTTTAGATCCAATGCAACTATAGCTGGGATTGGTAATATTAACGTATTTACTCCAGTTAGTGGAGAAACGTTTGATTTTACTTTAAATTCTGAATATGGTGGCACAAACATTTCACAAAGATTTTTATCTAGAACTGCAAACAAAACTCAAACTGATGGACAAGACAACTTAACAGGCTTTGGGTTGACTTTCTATGATGCCAGCAATAGCGATAGAGGTTGGACCACAAATGTTGATAGATTCGTCATTTCTTCTTATGATAATTTGCCATCTACTTCTGGTCAAAATCATATGACATTGATGAAAAACAATGAGGTCGGCGGGGTCTTTGGTATAAATAATTTCGATAAACTTGGTGCGGAGTTAATGCCCGAGACTATATTTAATGTTAGAAGTAGAACCCATGCTTCCGCTAGAATAACAGCAGAGACAACTGGATACACAAACACATCCTTAGAATTACTTGGTGGGGCAAACTGCCTTAGAGATGGCGCTCAGTTTATTTACAGACAAACAAGTGGCGTTTTAGATATAAATATGTATAGCAATGAAGTAGAAACTAACATTGTTAGATCTGATGGATCTAAGCTAGGTTTCTTAAGCAGTGGCGTAGTAAATGACGCATTTACTTTTGGTGGGGCTGCTGTCTCTGGAGCGTTGGCTATTCAAGAAACTTCTACAAACCCATCAAAGACTGATGGCTACGGAAAGTTATGGGTTGCTCCTAAAATCAGCACGGGACAAACTCAAACATTATACCTTTTAGACGATGGTGGCAATATCCATGATTTTGTTTTAAACAAAAATATTGGCTCTGATGGTTTAATTTTTACGGACTCAAGAGGAAATACATTAGGCGGTAATGACTGCACAGCGGACAGAACTGTTTTAGATTCTAATGGTGCTAATTGGAATACTGCATTTGGTGAAGCCGCACTTAGCGGTGTGACTGCTGGCGATGGAAATACAATGTATGGCTATAGAGCTGGTAATTTTATATCTACTGGATCATACAACGTTGGTGTTGGTTATCAAGCTCTGCATCGAGATATCACCACTCCTTCTAATTACAACATTGCAATTGGCTGTCACTCTATAGGAGAAGCCCACTCTGGTGACTATGCTTTCATGCTTGGCGCAACAAATGATAATCTATTAATGAAGGGTGTGTTAGGTCCAAACGCAAATGATAAAAGATTGGAACTTCCAAATGGTAAACTAGAAGTCTCTCAGGGGAACGATCATTTAGCCTTAAGATTTAACAGTATAGAGCTATATGATGGAGACGGCTCTGATCTTCCAGCTTCAGATTTGAAATTTAATTTTAGAGGAAATGAAGCTGCTACATTATTGAATCTTAATCATGGCGCTGTTGCTATGTCTAATAGCGCCGTCTATCAATCGCCAAGTGAGCAAAGGCCATATGCAGAACTTAAAGGCGATTTAAAACTACAGGGAGATATAAGATTTTCTGATAGCACATCTTTGGCTAGTGCTGCTTTCTTGTCTACTGTAAATAAAAACAAGAGCGATCTTCAAAATATATTCGTTGAAGGGAAAGCGGTTGATGATATTATAACCCCTTCTAGTCTAGGAGATAAGCAAACTGGTTACATCATGACTTTAGATGGAAATCAAACATTCTCTATAACGAACTTAGATCCAAATTCTATAATTAAGAAAGACGATTTCGTTATAGCTATAAAAATCAATGGAGAGTTTAGACCTATATGGATTACCAATGAAAATTCAACGTGCAAATGCTGCGCTTCGTAATTTATAAAAAAGGATGTCATCATGGGACGACCTACAAATGAATGTAAAAAGCCAATCTCTCCGTATGCAACATACGTCCCCATAACAACAACTAGTACTACTACAACGTCAGCTCCACAGTTCTCAGTTATTTCATACCCTGATCATATGGATAGTTGCCCAAGTACTACGGAAACTACTCCCGACACACCCGTAGTAGATGATGGCACTAGTGAGCTTGTTGATCTTAATAGTTCATATGTTTGCAACTCAGTCACTTTGATACCACCCGCTGGTGGCGTTATATTAAAACAAAAATTTTGCTCTAAAAACTCAGATGGCTCTAGCAACATTTGCGTTCCTCCTGTTCAAAATATGTTAATAACTGGTTTGACAACTCTTTGCTTAGACAATAACTATAATGCAGAGATACTCTCTGGATCTGCTAGGTCAGTAGTTGTTGCTGATTGTCATTGTTCAGGAGTATCATCATGAGTTGTGAAAAATTAGAGCTGAGTGAAATGAGTACAAGCGTGTTTGTTGATTTGCCGGTGGCAGATTTAGTCCTTCCTGCAAACTGCTTACCAGTACTCAGAGAAGTTTCAGGTAGTGATTTATTCAAGATAAAAAGTAATAAAATATATTTAGTAGGTTATCCTCCTACTGGTTCACACACTGTAACCGTAACGTTAAAAGATCTACACGGAAGATACCAAAATCAAACACAAACTTATACTTTAAATGTAGTTGAGTGCGAAGGATGTGGGAGTGTAAGCAATGTCGCTGGTTCCTGATCAAGTTTTGCCAAATTCAGTATTAGTCCCAAAAGACGACGTTACACTCGTCATAAACGATAGTTTAGAATTAAAATTCTTGCATGATAGAGATGTGTACATTGCTCCCAGTAAAAAATTTGTGACATGTACTGAAAAAATTACATCCAGCATTGTTCCAGTTAAGTTTTCGTTTGCAATATATGGAAGAGAATACTCTCTTAATACTCAACTTAGCTTAACTATAAAAGTCTTGGAAGATAATGTAGCTGTTGCTAGAAAATTTGTTAATACTCCAGAGCGTGATAACTTTTTAATTGAAAACGGCGTTATCCATTTTGAATGTAATATTATATCTGGCCCCAACATAGATTTGCTCAATAAACACTTGGTCTTGGAAATAGAAAACTTATGTGATACTTCAGAAGCAATATGTTGTGTTAATGAGATTGATAATTTCGAGATTGTTCCTATTGTAAGCGAAATATGTGTACCAAACCCCTGCGATACCCAGTACACTTTACCTATGATTCTTAGGTTTGCTAGCTATTACGTTAGAGACAGGATCACTGTAGAAAATATGGAAACTGGAGAAATGCTTTTAGACACAGGGCTAATTGGAACAGATAGAGATGCTCCTAGACCTCCAGACGTTGCCAAGCATCAACCCAATAGAATACCGCCATTTGTCAAGACTAAATACGACATGATTGTAAATAGCTGGGAATATGAATTACCTTACTGCCCCGACATAATGAAGATATGTGTGTATGCTCCGCTGGGAGGCACTGCTTGGTATTTTGAAGTAGAAGACAGTGCCACTAGTCCAGCGTTAGTTTGGAAAAGTGCTAGTGGCGGTCAATCAGATGAGGCGATCTGTACATACGGCCTGCCAGCTGAATTACCAGACAATGTATTCGTGTATTCTACAGACAAAGATATATCAGAACAAGAAACAATAATAGAATTATAATATGTTTAGATTAGCAGACAGAGTAAAAGAAAGTTCCCTCACAGAAGGCAATGTAGATCACATTGTTCTTAATGATACATTTGGTGGCTTTCAATCTTTTCTAGAAGCAATTGGCGATGGAAATACTACATACTATACTATAGAAAATAATGATGAGTTTGAAGTAGGCATTGGAACTTATCATGAAACTGGAAACAAAATCACAAGAGACAAAATTCTAGACAGTAGTAATAACGGTGCTAGAATAAATTTACTTGGAGTCTCTGTGGTATTCTGTACATATCCAGCTGACCATTCTTTCTTTCTGAATCCTAGTGGTATAGCTACTGCCCAACACCCACATTTTAGCGGTATAGCTTTTCCTGATAGTGGCATACAGTATCATGCCATAAATGGTTCAGGTGCAAATAATTTAATAACTTTCTGGGATGGGCCTAGAAGTTTAGCCTCAGATCCTAGCTTTGGATGGAATGAAACTACTAATACATTATCAGTTAGTGGAATTGCTAATTTTTATTCAGACGTTAGTGTTAGCGGAGATTTCTTTGTTCATGGCACTCAGCATATAAATAATACAAATATAGTAAATACTGCTGTTTCTGGATCAACTTTTACAGATATTATATTTAGAAGAGATGATGCTGGTTCTTTCTTCCACGCCTATGTAGATAACGCTTTTGATAATATAGTTGCTTTGTACTCTACTAATGAGCAGTGCAATGAGTGGAGGCTTGGCATAAAAGGTTTTTCTCCAACATTTGACGCACCTCCAACTAAAGGATATGTGTTTGGAGACTGTGATTCTGTTGGTGGTGTCGCTACATACGTAGATAATTTCTATATTTTAAAAGATTCTACAGGATTTAATATTAGGCATAGAAATGCCGACTTATTTGAATTGACTAGAGCAGATGGTTTGCATATTAAAAATGATGCTAGCACAGCAGTACCAGTTACTTTTAAAGGAGCTGCTAGTCAATCTGTTAATCTAACAGAGTGGAAAAATTATAATGCTAGTGTATTAGCTTATATAAACAGTCTTGGAGAAGCCCATTTTCCTGTATTAATATTTGAAGATGACACGAGACAAACTACTGCGTATACTCAGAATCATAGAATAGTAAATGAAGACACTAATTTGGTCAACACGGATGATTTAGTGTTTGTCAATACCATTGCGGATATAGATATATACTTACCTTCCGCAGTTGGCATTGGAGGTAAAAAAATTACTGTTAAAAGGACAGAGTATAGCAACATCTCGCAACACTATATAGTTAGAGTATTCCCTTTCGCTCAAGCTAACCCAACGCAAAAAATAGATGGATTAAATAGTTTTATTATGAATTACCACAACGAAGCTTTGACTTTTGCTTCAGACAATTCAAATTGGCATGTCATATAACAAGTAGGAAATAAAATGTCATATCAACCTTACAGAAGAACGCCAGCTGTGCCTTCGGGAGTCCAATTCTTTGGATCTCTTAATGGCTCAGATAATATACATGAGTCTTTTAATGGCTTTGTGTATAATAGCGGATTGAATTTACTTAAGGTTGGAAATATTAATGTCAGCGGGCTGACGATTGGTAACTATTCATTTCCTAGTGGCGATGGTCCTTCTGACACATTCCTGTCTACGGACGGTCAAGGTCAATTAGTTTTCGCTACACCTCAACAAGTAGACCAGTTTGCTTCTGGGGTTGATTTAGATTCTTCAGAAAATTTAAATATTACAATGAATGATGGGTCTGTATTGTCTGCCAACTTGAGCAGATACTTGACTAGTCATCCAAGTATTTTAGCTGCTCTCGATTCTGACAACGATTCCCCAGTATTTATTCAAGATATATTCTTAGATCAGTATGGTCATGTTTCAGGAATAAATGTTGCTCAAGATACTATAGCTGTTAGGACAAGCGGTAGTTATTATAATCCAGATTGGCTAAAGTCAATCAACAGTACAATACTTAGTGGCATCATAAGTGCAGAGAATCTTCCTTCCTATGTTGACGATGTTCTAGAGTTTTCTGACTTTGCTTCTTTCCCGTCAACAGGAGAGTCTTCTAAGATTTACGTAGACTTATCTGATAATAAAATATATAGATGGAGTGGTAGTACTTATGTAGAAGTAAGTCCCAGCGCTCCTGAGACAGACCCCACGGTTTTACAGTGCATTAAAGATATTACGTGCGCACAAATAAATCAATGGAATTTATCTTATGATACCTTAGTAGAAGCTTCTGGGAATTGGAATACTGCTTATAATACCTTGGTTGCTAAATCTGGCGATTACAATCAGGCTTTCAATGTCTTGGTTGAAAAATCAGGCGTTTGGAACAGCACTGCTGACTTGGTTGCACTTTCTGGTGATTCTTGGGCTATAGCCTACAATACACTTGTCGCTGAGTCGGGCAATTGGAATACTTCTTACGACACACTTGTTGCCAGATCTGGCTTATGGAATACTGCTTATAATGTGCTGGTTGAAAAATCAGGCGTATGGAATAGAACTGCTGACATAGTTGCTTTATCTGGAGATTCTTGGAGTGTAGCTTACAATACTCTTGTTGCTAGATCAGGAAATTGGAACACAGCATACAACACTTTGGTTGCTAAATCTGGTGATTACAATCAAGCCTATGATGTTCTTGTTGCCAAGTCTGGAGTTTGGAATGATACAGCTGATTTAGTTGCTCTTTCTGGCGACTCTTGGGCTGTAGCTTACAACACTCTTGTTGCTAGGTCGGGAAACTGGAACACTGCTTATGACACCTTGGTTGCCAAGTCTGGGAATTGGAATGAATCTTATGATGTTCTTGTAGCCAAGTCAGGAAACTGGAACACTGCATATGATACTCTTGTTTCTAAGTCTGGAGTTTGGAATGATACCGCTGATTTGGTCGCTTTGTCTGGTGATGCTTGGGCTGAAGCTTACAGTTGGGGAGATCATTCTACGTTTAGCTATATAGATGGCAACGGCACAGTCAATTATGTACCTGTATTTAGTGATTCCAACACATTAACTAATAGTGTCATACAAAGTCAAAACTACGGCGTAGGTATTAACACATCAAGTCTTGGACCTGAGATTGTCGTACATGCTAAAAGTCATCCACACAATAGCAGTTGGATACTCAACGAAGGAACTAAAGACAACGGAACTATTGTATACGAATCTAGAGAAGGAGGCGCTAGACTTGGAGCTATGTATACTTATGCAACTGCTTATAGCGGTGGCACACTAGCTAATGTTGGTTCTGGAGGAGTTACTTTTACTAATATAACTGAAAATGTTTCTGTTGGTCCTGTTAATATAAGTAAAGATTTAATTTTTGGAGCAAGCACTTCTCAGTACGCTAAAATAGATAAAGATGAATTCACTGTCAACAACATGGGCTTGATACGTGACTTTAGAGTAAAGGGCAACTTTGATGATCAATTATTATTTGTTAAGGCTAGTACAGACAGGGTTGGTATTGGAACTGATAGCCCTGACAAACTTTTGCATGTTGATGGAATTTCTAAATTATCTAACATTCAAATTTCTGATGGCAACATATCTGCTCCTAACAGTGATCTTCAAATAACGGCTGGGGGATCTCAAGATAGTAGAAATCATATATCATTAACAAATACTGGAGGTATTACATTAAATGGATCAACTCTTGTAAGCGCAACTAATAAAAACATAAAGTTAGACTTAAGAGATAATGGTGGATCAATAATATTAGATGGCGGCAATGTTGGCATCGGAACGTCTTCTCCCCAAACTAAATTAGACGTAAGTGGAGTTATTACAGCTAGCGGTTTTGTTAAATACGGAGGAACTTCTAGTCAATTCTTAAAAGCTGACGGAAGTGTTGATGATACAGATTATCTTAGTAGTCATCCAAATATATCAAATAATGGATCTAGCCTTAATAATCCTGAAAATACTTTTATACAAAATGTTACTTTAGATGATAACGGTCATGTTACTAATCTTTCTGTTGGCGTTTCTACTGGTGGAGAAGATGCGTCGGGTATAGCTTCTTTGCTAGAAGATCCTAGCCCACAGCTTGGCAGTGGTTTAGATGTTAATGGTTATGATATTAATATGGGTAATAGTAGTATTAATTTCAATACTAATACGATCACAGATACAAAGGTAGGCCAATGGGATACTTCTTATAATGTATTAACAGCTAGGTCTGGAGTTTGGAATAGCACAGCAGCTTTGGTTGCGCTTTCTGGTGACGCTTGGACCACAGCATATAGCTGGGGGGATCATTCACAAGGAGGATACCTCACTAGCATACCAGAATCAGGCAATTGGAATACTGCTTACAACGTCTTAGTTGCAAGATCTGGACTCTGGAATACAGCTTATAGCACTCTTGTTGCTAAGTCTGGTCATTGGAATACTTCTTATGATACCTTGGTCGCCAAGTCTGGTCTGTGGAATAGTACTGCCGACTTGGTTGCGTTGTCTGGAGACGCTTGGACTACAGCATATAAGTGGGGAGACCATTCTGAGCAGGGCTACCTCACTAGCATACCAGAATCTGGAAACTGGAACACAGCCTACGATGTTCTTGTTGCCAAGTCCGGGGCTTGGAACATTTCCTACGACACCTTGGTTGCTAAGTCTGGTTTGTGGAATAGCACTGCGGATTTAGTTGCTCTTTCTGGTGACTCTTGGACTGTAGCTTATAACACTCTTGTAGCTAAATCTGGAAATTACAATCAAGCCTACGATGTTCTCGTTGCCAAGTCTGGTCTGTGGAATAGTACTGCCGACTTGGTTGCGCTTTCTGGTGACGCTTGGACTACAGCATATAAGTGGGGAGACCATTCTGAGCAGGGCTATCTCACTAGTATACCAGAATCTGGAAACTGGAACACAGCTTACAATGTGTTGGTTGCCAAGTCGGGGAATTGGAATACTTCCTATGATACATTGGTTGCCAAGTCCGGCTTGTGGAACAGCACTGCTGACTTAGTTTCGTTATCGGGTGACGCTTGGGCAGCAGCTTATAACTGGGGTAATCACGCAGAAGAGAATTATCTCAAACAAGAAACTTTAACATCCCTCTCTGGAGATCCATCACATAGTAGACTCATATATATAGATGAAAGTGGTGTTTCAAACAATATTGATATAAGCTGGACTCTAGATGACACCAATGCGGCTCGTTTGGCTAGTGGTGTTTTAAATGAAAATAATGGTATTGCTACTTTCCACAGAGACGACTTTACTTCTTTTAATGTAGATTTTTCAGCCTTGTTTGATGATACTAATCTAGCAAGGATAACACAAGTAGCTTTCAATAGTGGTAATGGTTTACTTACATTATCTAGAGGATTAGACAGTACCACTATTAGCGAATCTCTAGAAGGTCGCTATTTCCTCAAGAGTGACTATGATAGTCATGATGATGTTGTGGTTGATGGAGACTTTGCTTCAGAAGGTTTAATGAAAAGGGGCAGTACTGCTGGTTCTTACAGTATTGTTACAGACAACTCTGCTAACTGGAATGATAGTTACAATGTTCTTGTTGCTAAATCTGGAATTTGGAATGATACTGCTGACTTAGTAGCATTATCTGGCAACTCTTGGACAGAGGCGTACAGTTGGGGCGATCACGCAACAGAGGGATACCTTGTTAGTATACCAGAGTCGGGAAATTGGAATACATCTTATAACGTTCTTGTTGCTCGTTCTGGACTTTGGAATACTTCTTATAATGTTTTAGTGGCTAAATCTGGCGATTGGAATAATACCGCTAGTTTGGTTTCTACATCTGGTGATGCTTGGACCACAGCCTATAAGTGGGGGGATCATTCACAGGTAGGCTATTTGAACCCTTCTTCAACACCCGAAAATTATATTCCTAAATTTAGTGGTGGAGATTTAGCACCAAGCATTATTAACAACGTTGGCTCTAGAGTTGGCATTGGTGAAAGTTCTCCAGAAGCTATTCTTCATATTAATGGAGAATACCTGTCAGAAGGCTCACACTTCATGATGGAAGATACTAGCTCTACACTAAAAACCGAACTGTATACTGGCAATACCACAAGCGTGATTGCCGTAGATGATGACCAGCTTCTGGGTACTGCGCATCTCGCCCTTAAAGTTGGCGGTGATACTAAGGCTACATTCTCAACAAGCTCTACAACGTTTGACCAAAATATTACTGTAAACGCCTCTAGTAATGAAGTACGTATAGGAAACACATCTACTGTCTTTAATGAAAGCGCTGCTAATATTGACTTTAGAGTGGAAAGTGAACTTACTGAAAATGCTATTTTGATAGACGCTAATGAAAACCATTGTCAGATATATAGAGGTATAGGATATGGCGTAAACTATGCATCTTCTGATGGTTGGAAAAAGATGTCCACTATTTCTAGTGTCAATGGAGCTATTGGCTATTACGGACAGGGTGCTGTTCTAAGTCAAAATTTTGTTGGAGTAGGAGGCTCTACTGATCATGAAATTGATTACGGAACTTTGCCTAATGGTATGAGGGGGCTTATTTGGAAAACGTTAAATAATACTTCTGACTCTTCTTCAGATGGTGGATGGCGAAAGTCAATGCGCCCTCTTGGTAATAATAAAACTTATATAAGTGTTGTTTATGTTAAACGAGTTTCTGATGACTCTGATACTGTTTCTGGACGTTTTTATCACGGATGTGGAACTGCAAGTGGAGGATGTACAACATTAGAGTTAGATGGAACTTCCAATACAAATCCTTACTTCCATATATACAATCCCATAGGATTACCTAAAGATGTTTGGTGTATCTCCATAGGAATAATTCATGCTAATGATGATACTAATACGACAACTACTGGCGCTGGAGGTATATACAGATTAGATACTGGAGAAAAATTAACTTCACACTATCACACTAGCGCTTGGGTAAATAAAGACTTTAAGATGGGCGCTGGTGATTTTCAAACTCAAGAACACAGAACTTTTCTATACTATGATTCTGTGGGAACTACACAACTTGAATATTGCTGGCCCGGATTTTATGAAGCAACTAGTGATTATGTTCAAGATTTAGTAAACAACATACAACCATCTCATCCAGTTATAAATGCTGCTAGCAGTACTAATAATACTGGAAGAACTTATATCCAAAACTTATTGTTTGACCAATACGGTCATGTGAGTGGTGTTACGACAGCTACTGAAACCGTAGTAGACACAAATACAGACACTGACACACAACTTACTGACGAGCAAGTTCAAGATATTGTTGGAGATATGGTGTCTGGAAACACTGAAAGCAATATCACTGTAACTTATGATGACGCTGCTGGCAAACTTAATTTTGTCGCAACTGGTGGAGGTGGTGGTGGTGGTGGAGCCAGTAATCTTGTTAAAGACTCTATTGCTTTGACTGCGCCTAGTGGAGATTTCACAGTGCCTAGTGGGTACAACATTGGTTCGCTGGATGTTTATCAAAATGGTATTAAATTATTTCCGGGTTCTGCTTATGACTATCAAGCTACAAATGGAACAACTTTTAGCTTAACTAATACAGCTGCTAGTGGAGATCTAATAGAGTACGTAGCCCTTAATGCTACTACGAATGCGGTGGGTGACACCTCTTTGGGCAGCATATCTGTGACTAGCGATCAAGATGTATTCAACACAATCGACACATTTACCAGCTCCAATCTAGCTGTGTTTTTGAATGGTGTTAAGTTGGTAGACGGCAATGATTATAATGTTACTAGTGCCTCTCAATTTACTCTTACCTCTCTCGCAGTTTCTGGAGACATCGTTGAGTATATAGCTTACGGAGCTACTGTGGCTAGTGCAAATCTCGCCAAAACTGGCGATACGATGACAGGAAATCTTACTGTCAATGCAGATTTAATTGTAACCGGATATAAAGAAACTTATATAGATAATGGTAATTCTGGAACTATAAAAACTATCGACATTAGTAATAGTACTGTACAAACATATACATTATCTGATCATTGTACTTTTAACATGCCACCCGTTGAAGCTGGTCGTAGTTTTACTATGCTTTTGAAAACGGGGTCTGGTGGTTTTACAGCAACGTTTACTAATGTAAAATTCCCAACTAATTCTCAACCTTCTATAACTACTGACGCTAACAGAATGGATTTGATAACTTTTGTTTGCGACGGAACAAGCTGGTACGGCAATGCTGTTCAGGAGTATCACGTATGACCCTGTTTACTACTAAAAAGTTTTTTGCTTCAGGAGGAGCATCTCAATTTGCGTTAGAGGGAGGCTCTACAGCTTCGTGTGGTGAATATACTCTACACATATTTAACACTAGTGACACCTTTGTAATACAGGGCGAAGGGATAATAGATGTTTTTTTAGTTGGTGGGGGTGGAGGCGCGGGAAATGGTAGCAAAGCAGCTGCTGGTGGAGGAGGTGGAGGTTATTTGTATTTGACAAATCAAAACATTTCTGCTGGAATTTACAGCGTGACTGTTGGTTCTGGAGGAACAGCTAGGAGAAACGGCAATAGCTCTAGTATCATAGGTCCGGGTCTTTCTCTTACTGCTGTTGGCGGTGGATACGGGGGAGATGGCGAAGGAGGTAGTGGTAGACACAGTGGTAGCAGCGGTGGTAGTGGGGGTGGAGGTGGTCGTAGAAGAAACGCTAGCAATCCCGGTTCTGGAACTTCAGGTCAGGGAAATAGAGGTGGATATGGAAGAAACGGAAACTGGATAGCTGGAGGTGGAGGCGGTGGCGCTGGAGCTGTTGGTGGAGATGGTCATGGCTCTGGTAGTACTATTGGTGGTGCTGGTGGTGCTGGCCTTCAAAATAGTATGAGTTGTGTTGCCACTTATTATGCCGGAGGTGGTGGTGGTCAGGGTGAATATTACGGCAGGCGTGGAGGCAGCGGTGGAGCTGGAGGAGTTGGGGGTGGAGGAGCAGGCAACGCTAATCGTGGAGGCAACGGAGTTTCTAACACTGGAGGAGGAGGTGGCGCGCCTAATGGCTCTGGTGGTTCGGGTATAGTTATAGTGAGGTATTTAACATGACAAGAGCAAGAGAAACAAGTGAAAACGCAAGACAAGCAAAAGCTTGGGTTAATTTTGATGGCTCATTTGGAACTTCTCCATTCACCGAAGCCAATGGAGGAATTAGGGATGCGTTTAATATTAGTACCATTACTGACGCAGGTACTGGAACTTATATAGTAAACTTCGATACAGCTTTTGCAAATGAT